TCATTTCAGGAGTGAAGTTAAGAAGTTTGGCATTTAGAAATCCAATCCGTCACGATGATGGATTGGATATCTATGAAGAACCTAAAGCAGGACATCTGTATATTATGGCTGTTGATTGTGCTGAGGGCGTGAATATGGACTATTCAGCCATCAATGTTGTTGATGTAACACAGACGCCATATAGACAGGTTGCAAAATACCGAAACAATCAGTTACCGTTGATGTTTTATCCAACGATAATTTATAAAATCGGTACAATGTATAATGAGGCATTTGCCTTAATTGAAACAAATAATATAGGTCAACAAGTTGTAGACATATTACATTATGACCTAGAGTATGAAAACATTTATAAATTAGACCATCATCACATTAAAGGTCAAACGATTTCGGGTGGATTTAAAAGAAACTCTAACTTTGGTATCAAAACCACGAAATCTGTTAAAAAGATTGGTTGTGCTAACTTAAAAACATTAGTTGAAAATGATAAACTAATTATAAATGATTTTGATACGATTGCTGAATTGAATACTTTTGCTCGTGTAAGAGATAGTTATGCGGCTGAAGAAGGCAATCATGATGATTTAGTGATGGGTTTAGTTCTATTTGGATGGTTAACAGCTCAACAGATGTTCAAGGAAGAAACGGACATTGATGTGAGAAAACAGTTATTAAAAGAACAAAATATGTTAATAGATGAAGAACTAACACCTGTTGGTGTATTTGATGATGGTCGGAAAGAAGAAGTTGAAATTGATTCTGGAGATATGTGGTCAAACAGTGGCCTGGCAGATAGATATCCACCTTCAACTTTCTAAAAAACTAAATAGAGTATAAATTAAAAAAAGAATTCGACCCATTTATTAAAGGAGTAAATCCAATGGCATTTCAGCTCTCACCAGGTGTAAATGTATCAGAAATCGATCTGACTACAATTGTACCTTCCGTTGCCACCTCGATTGGCGCTTTTGCTGGAAGTTTTTCTTGGGGTCCAGTTGGTGAAATAATTACCGTTTCTGACGAGGTTCGCCTTGTTGATAGATTTGGTAAACCTAATACAAATAATTATGAATACTGGTTCTCTGCGGCTAACTTTTTAGCATATTCGAACAACTTAAAGGTTGTCCGTGCTTACGGAGCAGATACTTACACTGCTACTGCAAACGGATCACCAAATGTATTAATCAAAAATGATGATGACTGGGAAGCAAACTGGTCTGGCGGTGCAAACACTTACGGTGAATTTGCATCCAGATATGCAGGTGCTTTAGGTAACTCAATCAAAGTTTCTGTTGCGGATGCTAACACATACTCTGGTTGGACATATGAAACTCAATTTACAGACACACCAGGTACATCAACATATGTATCAAACGCTGGTGGTACTTTAGATGAGATGCACATCATTGTTATTGATGAAGACGGTTTAATTTCTGGAACTCAAGGTACAGTATTAGAAAAATATGGTTTTGTATCTAAAGCTTCAGACGCTAAAGACGATTCAGGTAATACAAATTACTACAAAAATGTAATTGCAAATAAATCAAAATACATCCACTGGATGTCTCATGCAGATGACGGTACTAACTGGGGCTCTGCAGCTTCTGGTACAACATTTGCAAACTTAACAAGTAATGTGACAGTTTCACTTACAGCTGGTGCAGACGGTACAATCTCAACTGCTAATGTGGTTACATCTTACGATTTATTTGACAATGCTGATTCAGTGGACATTAACTTAGTTGTTTCTGGTCCTGCTAATCAAACACTTGCAGATAGCTTAATCACCATGTGTGAAACAAGAAAAGACTGTGTTGTATTCTTATCACCAGAAAAATCAGATGTAGTTGACAATGCTGGTTCTGAAACAACAGATGTTAAAGCATATAGAGACACATTAACATCAACATCATATGCTATGATGGATTCAAACTGGAAATATCAATACGATAAGTATAACGATGTATATCGTTGGGTACCATGTAACGGTGATATTGCTGGTTTAGCTGCAAGAACTGATCTTGAAAGAGATCCTTGGTTCTCACCTGCTGGTCCTAACAGAGGCATTATGATCTATATGTTAAAGGTATTAATCCTGTTGTTACATTCCAAGGCGAAGGTACACAATTATTTGGCGATAAAACATTACAATCTAAACCATCAGCGTTTGATCGTATCAATGTTCGCCGATTGTTCATAGTTCTTGAAAAAGCAATTTCTCGTGCTGCTCGTTTTTCAATGTTTGAATTTAACGATCAGTTCACAAGAGCTCAATTTGTAAACTTAGTTGAACCATACTTAAGAGATATTCAAGGTCGCCGTGGTATCACTGACTTCCGTGTTGTGTGTGATGAATCAAATAACACAGGTGAAGTGATTGATAGAAACGAATTTATTGGAGACATTTATATCAAGCCTGCTCGTTCAATTAACTTTATTCAACTTAACTTTGTCGCAGTGAGAACAGGTGTTTCATTTGACGAAGTGGTTGGACAGTTCTAATAAATAGAGAAAACAGGAGAAAATAAATGGCATTTAATGTAAACGAATTTAGAAGTCAAATGGTTGGAGACGGTGCCCGTCCTAATCTGTTTGAAGTTTCTATGCCGTTCCCTGCGTTCTCTGGACCAGGAAACGCACAAACAAAACTTACATTCATGTGTAAAACTGCACAGTTACCAGGCGCTACGCTTGGTGTTGTGCCAGTTCAATACTTTGGTCGTGAATTAAAGTTTGTTGGTAATAGAACATTCGCTGATTGGACAATTTCTGTAATTAACGATGAAGACTTTGTTATCCGTAACGCTTTCGAAAGATGGATGAACGGTATAAACAGTCATAATCTTAATGTAAGAAATCCAATTGCACTTTCACCAGGCGGTTATACTGTTGATGGTGAAGTAACGCAATATGGTAAAGCAGGAAACTCACTTAAAAAATATAAGTTTGTTGGATTATTCCCATCAGACATTACACCAATTGATGTAGATTGGGGTGCAAATGACACAATGGAAGAATTTGCAGTTACCTTATCATATCAATGGTGGGAATCAATCGAAGACGGTGTTGTGTAATAAGTTGGGGTCTTTTGACCCCAGCTTTATTTTTATAGAATGGATATAATATATGGCGATTAAACTTTTCGGATTTACTTTAGGCAAAAAAGATGTTGTTGTTCAGCAACCATCTGACCAGCCTTCTTTTACCCTACCAAATGAGGCAATGGATGACGGTGCCGTTACCATTACCCAAAACGCTCATTACGGTACATATGTTGATTTAGAAGGTTCGGTTCGTAATGAGATTGAACTAATATCTCGTTACCGTGAAATGGCAAACCATTCTGAACTTGAAATGGCAATTGATGATATTGTCAATGAAGCTATTACTCACGATGTTTCAGGAAAAACAGTTGATATTCGATTAGATAATCTTCAACAGCCAGAATCGATTAAGAAAAAAATTAGAGATGAGTTTAACAATGTTTTAAGAATGTTGAACTTTAATAATCTAGCTGATGATTTATTTAAAAGATGGTACATTGATGGTCGAATTTACTATCATGTTGTTGTTGACGAAACAAGACCTAAAGAAGGTATTAAAGAATTAAGATATATTGACCCACGCAAAATCAGAAAAGTCCGTGAGGTTCAAAAAGATAAAGATCCAAAAACCGGTGCGTTAGTTATTAAATCAATTGGTGAATACTATGTCTATACAGACAAAGGTACAACCACACAAAACTATACCACATCGGTTAATTCAGGTTTAAGAATTGCACCAGAATCAATTATAAATGTAAACTCTGGTTTGATGGATGCTAAGAATACTTTTGTTATTTCTTATTTACATAAAGCAATCAAACCACTTAACCAATTAAGAATGATTGAAGATGCTGTGGTGATTTATAGATTATCACGAGCACCTGAAAGACGAATATTCTACATTGATGTTGGTAACTTACCAAAAGGTAAAGCAGAACAATACTTAAGAGATGTTATGGTCAAATACCGTAACAAGATGGTGTATGATGCTTCTACTGGTGAGTTAAGAGACGACAGAAAACATATGTCAATGTTAGAAGACTTTTGGTTACCAAGACGAGAAGGTGGTAAAGGTACAGAGATTACAACATTACCAGCTGGTCAAAACTTAGGTGAACTTGAAGATGTTAAATACTTTAGAAATAAATTATTACAATCTTTAAATGTTCCAATTTCTCGTTTAGAACCACAACAAGGCGGCATGATTGGTCTTGGTCGTTCAACTGAAGTCACAAGAGATGAAGTTAAGTTTGGTAAGTTTATTACAAGATTAAGAAATAAATTTTCACAAATATTTGACAACGCTTTAAAGATTCAATTAGTATTAAAAGGGATTTGTTCATTAGAAGAATGGCAAGATTTTCAAGAGCAAATCTATTATGATTATCTAAAAGATAATAACTTTACAGAATTAAGAGATGCAGAGTTACTAAGAGAACGAATTGCACTTCTCAATACTGTTGATCCATATATTGGTCGTTACTACTCAACCGATTGGGTCAAAAAGAATATTCTTCAAATGTCATCTGAACAAATTGAACAGATGGAAAAAGAAATTGAAGAAGAACAGGAATCAGGTGTTTCATTTGGTCAATCAGAGGTTGATCCGAATCAATATCCACCTGAAGATAATACAACAGATTCAGATCAAACTGAATCACAAACCCCTGAACTTGATGCTGATGTGATTAGGTTTGGCGGAATAA